GATCAGCTGAGCCTCATTCTTCCCTTTTCCCCTGGGAGTGATCACTGGGATCGGGTATTTTTTCTCAGCCAGGTACTTATCACGCGCAGCCAGGGCATGGGTCTCATTCGATCCACTGCAGCTGATCAGGATCTCACGCCGGCCATACTCAGCGACAGATCCAGCATCCTGAGACCAATTGGTTATTTTTGGAACACCCTGGGCCTGATCATCCTCATAAACTACCCCGACATAATTGGCCATTGAATCGATATTTATACCAACCGACCAAAGGCCAACGTCAATTTTTATCTCAGCGACAAACCCCCACCATACCGCGTCGCCTTTTTTAGATATGATATTGACCGGTCGCCTGGCATATTCGGCCAGCTCCCAGAGATCCAGCTCAGGTCCCCGAACGTAGATCTCAGCCAATTTCGGACCACCGATCACCGAATGAGAGTATCTCTGGACCTTATACTGGACCGGCAGAGGCGTCAGTAAATTATTAAAATTTCGCTCCCAAAATATAACATTCATATAGTCCGACGCCTGGGCCGATAGAATAATTTAACCGAGGCCGTTCGCACGATCTCAGCTATATCCCCGAGTTGACTGTGCATCAAAAAATGGAGCTTTTGTTTTTTCGCTGGATACAATTCGATCGGGCTGCCATAAGGGACCAAATATCCTGCCTTGTCAGATCCAGCTCCAGTGTCGATATAACAAACATCATTGAAACCATCATCGACCATCCTGGAATTATAGAGGACCCCATAGCCGGAACACTCGAGCAGTCTCCATCCATCCAGGGGAGTGACCTGCAGAAAATCGAGATTAATGTTAAAACTCGATCCGGTATTTTGCTCACCGGAGAGGATCAGATCGAGAGAGGCCAGACTGGTCTCGCCTAATAGCCAGGGAGGAATCCTTAGAGTGAACATATCACGGATCTGGAGACCTCTCGAGGTGTCCAGGGTGATCTGGCCAGTCTGCCAGATGTGAGTGACCGCAAACTCCAGCTTGAGCCGATATTTAACCTCAGTCCTGGGAGCCCCCCACCACCTGGCCAGGATCTTAAAATATCCTCCCTTGCAGGCGTTTAAATAAGCAGCTGAGAGGGTCCATTTATAGATGTCCTGCTCAGATCCAGAGATAAGGGATTTTTGCATATAATAGCCATTCGAGCAAGCGGAATCTGCATACTGGGTCCCCAGGCTCGAGCTCTCACCCTCCAGGATCGGAGAGAAATTATCAGGATCCGTCCAATTCTGGCCGATCCAGAGAGTATAAAGACGATTAGTGGCATAAGAATTCAACACCTCCAGCCTGGTCCGGCCAGGCATATCTCCCAGGATATCTGCAGCATCGATCTGGACCCAATTATCATGAGCCGGACTGGTCCCTCCGTCGTCATGATTATAGATCGTGAGCCCACTTGTCACCCTGGATCCGTTCCCATTCGTGAGAGGGACTGCATACTCGATCGAAGAGTCCCAATATGGTTTATGCTCGATCACGACCGTTAAAAGGACCTTATTCTGTCTCCAGTTTCGATCCAGATTTTTATCATACATCACCAAACCATCGACGATTTTTGATTGCCATTCCGGAATGGTCCCACCTGGATCATAAGGATCATCCACCGAAAAATAAATCCAGGCTGCCAGGGAATCATCGACATGCCGTCGGGAATGCTCCAGCATGAGAGTGATCGCTCCGATCTTAGCTCTCAGATCATCAGCTGAGGATCCCTTAATCAGGATCGTAAATTGATCCGAGACGCTCTCCGCTCCCTCATCTGGAGTCTCAGGGAAAAATCCATCGATCAGCTTATATCCATCCTCCTGGAGGTCCAGGGTCGTGGACTCATATTTAATAAAGAGCTGCATTGTCATAATTGACTCCTCTGGATCTCATTGGCCACATACCTGGCCAGGCGTCTCATTCCCAGCTCATTATCCGGAGCTCCCTGGATCGTCACATAGATCGGAGCCGGCTGCAGCTGGGCCTGGCCTAAACCAGATCCAATCCTCCCAGAGACGCTCATGCTCGCCTGACTGTTCAATCCAGAAGTTGACCGATTAAATAGCTGTTGCATATTCGCCAGTGAATTACCGAATTGTTCTCCTGGAGGTATCACGAGTACCCGCTCACCTGTTTTTGCAGTACCAAGAGGATAATTATCGTTTTCATACCCTGGTGGTATGATGATATTCAAGCCTCTTGCATGCGGACCACCCACATCCGGATCACGGACTTCTGTATAATGGGTCGTAATATATATTATTCTGTCCTTTAATTCGGCCAATCTTTCTCTATATTCTATGGCCGCGTCACGGGCTAATATTGCCTGCTGACGCGTTCTTCCCCATGCACTAGCCTGTCCATCTAATATTTTCTCTGCACCTGCGGCGTCTTCTGGATGATCTGCCAGGTAGGATAGGGATTCATCTGCCTGCTTCATGTAATCCAATGTCGCTTGGTCGACTAATCCCCATGCTTGTGATATCTGGTCAAGATATTCAATTTCATCCGCTGTCAGTCCACCGATCGCGGCACGTTGCTCCAGAATATCAAACATTATTTCTTTAGTAGCCCGATCATGCTCCGTTTCGTTGATAGTATATTGTCCCTTTAATGTGTCGTAATCTCCCTGCAATCCCAATATCTTTTCACCCAAAGGATTATATCCATCCCTAATTGCATTATCGATCTCTGTTTTAACATCCTGCATCTTCTTTCCAAGATCGCCCTGTGTCTTTACGAAATCTTCCGTGACTGGCCCTAATCGACCACTGATAGCCGCATTCATATCATCATAAGCTTGCATAAGTCTGCCGGCCTGCCTCTCAGATTCCGCTTGAGCCAGGTTGGCCTCCGATGTCTTTTTTGCTAATTCCTCTGTGGACAATGTAAGGTCTTCTGTTGCAGCTGTCACATCTGGTAATTGCTTACGCCGGATTGCATCTTGAACGTTTACCGCCTGGCTATACGCAATATATCCTTTATCAGTTTTGATAAGTTCTTGTAATACCGCATTATTCTGGTAAGTCTGTTTTTGGATTTCTCTGTTTATTTCAAGGTAGTCTTCCGCGGATATTCTTCCCTCATCGAATGCCTTTCTCGTTAAACGGAATACATAAGTAGTATCCATTTGAGATACTATTAAATCATTTAATCCCTTTGTAACACCGATAATTGCGGGCAATAATTCTTTTCCAAGGTTATATTTCAACCCGGCAACACTGTCTCCCAAATCATCCATTGCCACTTCATAATCACGCGATGCTTTGATGCTATCTTCGGTGGCGATCAGATTATCATTAATCGAGGCAGCTTGTTCTCTAAGAGCATCTCCGCCTTTCACCAGGATGGGAACTAGATTACCAAAGGATTTTCCATATAATTTAGTTGCATTTTCTATGAAGAGCGTTTTATCTGCGGCATTAACATATTCATCAGCAATTTTCGCCAGATTATCGATGGATGGAGTCACACCCTTCTTATTCATCATCTCCATAGCGGCTGTGGCTGTGTCTATATTTAATCCCCAGTCATCTGATACCTGGACAAGCCTGCTGGTTTCCTCGGCACTTAATCCAGTGAGTTGCATCGTCTCTCGGATCTTCTTGTTATAGTTCACTAACTCTGTGATAGATTTCTTAGAAATTGCTACGAATGCCGTCAGCCCAGCAACAGCCAGGGTAATGGGATTGGTCAGCATAGCGAACGCAGTACCCAGCACAGGCACTTGTTGTTTCAGATTGTCAAATTGCTTGCCCAGGTCCTTGAATACACCCCTCACCCCTCCCGATGCGTCTTTCATCCCCTTCAGACCGCGCTCTGTCTGCCCCAGCTCGGTCTGCAATTTGCCTAGTTTTTCAGCTTCCCTATTGAATTCGATCCCTGCATTTTGCGCCTCGACGCTGTTCTCCCCATGCGCCTTAGCTAATTGCTCAGCACGTATCCGCAAGGCATCCACTTTTTCTCCTTGCAGCCCGATCTCCTTGGTCAATGCCCCCATTCTAGCTTTTAATCCGTCAGCATTGTTCGCCCAATCTCCCATAGTGCTTGCTGTCGCCCGAAATTCACCCTCGACCAATTTTAACTCTCGGTTTATGGCTACTATTCCCTGTTTGAAGTCCGATGTATCGGCACCAAAACGAGCTGAAAGTCTGCTATCGCCCACGATTATCTCTCCTTACTCATAGCCAATTCACTTGATCTACATACGACCGCTGTTGCGCCGGCACCTTGCCTGCAGTTCCTGCAAAACGGGAGAGGAAAGAGAACAGAGATTCAATATCCGTACGGTCTATTTCTGCTAGCGACCATCCGAATGATTTAACCAATGTGATCTCCAGGTCCTCCAGCCAGTTTTCATCTTCCGCTTCCGTAACTATATTCTCAGCCTCGCTGCCAGGTTGATTACCTGATCTCTCCGACATAAAACTACCCGCCCTGGTCATGATATCCTGCAGCACCTGCTTCCGGTCGCTTTCATCCGAACCCCTCCGCAGCTCATCTATTGAGAATTGATTCCCGAACAGGTCCACGATCAGCCCCTCCAGCGTATCCTTATTGATATTGACCGGGGATTTGGCAAGTCGGATAGCCAGTTTCAGGAACCGCACAGGGATGAAATTGCATATATACTCCGCGACTACATCATAAGTATCCGGATCGTAGAACGTGAGTTTCAACGGTGCATGTGCCGGCATATACTCCATCCTGTTTTTATAGTTCTTCTAAATACTCAAAATCGAATGCGATCCCAAAATGTCGGGTATCCGTGTCATAATCTAATTCGCGTCCTCCAATAAACATAAATCCCGCAGTGATCATCGCTCCGATCACATCCGGAAGGCTTGCATTGCCTGTTCTGTTATAGATCGATACCTGTACCGCCTCCGATCTCAATACTTCCTTGTCATCTGCATGCAGCTCTGGATTGATGCTGAACACAAAATAAACAATATAGGTATCAGGGATTGTCGCTCCGCTGGCGACAATATATGCACTGGCAGACATTGGCAACCCCAATGGCGTAAGCGCAGTTTCAACTCGTTCCCATATCGTCGTTGTCACTTTTTTCTCTTTCTTTTTCTAATAGCTAATAGCTAATTGCTTCACTTTTTCAGCCACTCCTGAAATACGTCTTCCATTTCCTTCCTTGCGCGACCTGCGTCCTGGCATAGAGATGGACGGATAAAAGGTCTTGCCCTGATACCAGGCCTTGGCTTTCGTCTGGGATACTTGGAGCTCGGGGCTGTTCTCCCTCCAAATTCCCATACATTGGCGATCCTTGCATCTTCAGCAGATGAATCTCGCAAAACGCCCACATATAAATACCGCTTATTACCATCTCTTCCGATAGCTGATTTTCTGATCCTCGTCCGGATCCGTCCAAAAGGAGCCCTCCGTTGCATTCCGGATATAAATATATCCGCCCCCTTCTCCAGGCCCTCTTCAGCTATACGGTCGATATCCTTCCCGGCTTTAACTAGCTCCTCGAGATAATTTTCAAATCCTTCAAGCTTCAGGGATAATTTCATTTTTTCCTTTCTTTATCTGGATCGCCTTTATAAAGATCCTCCAGGAAGGTATAGAAATAGGCATAATACCTCCG